TTGCTGTTCAGAATTAATTTTGAGACTCATTTATGTGTGCTCCGATGCCTTAAGATACGACAGTGATTTCTAAGATACCGATCCACTTTACAGTGGAGGATGATGTGACAGATTCAACTTCAAATGTGAAGAAAGGTGCTCCACCAATCTGGAAGGGGTCTGGAGTTACACTCCAAGTTTCTTGTCCAGGAAGATTTTCAGTAACAATATTTTGAAAACTAGATGCTACGGTTGGGAGACCCGTGTTATCTGTAGTAACAACCAAATCATGATGACTTGCAAAAACGTAAGTGTTAGTGGTTGTTTCTTGTCCAAAAACTCTTGCCGTTACAAAAGCAACTGTATTATTTGCTAATGCTGGAACTGTTGTCGTCTGGGCAGTTCCACCATCAAACGTCAATTGAGATGTATTGGTCCCAGAATCAGTAACTCTCTTCATGATGTAGATATCCTTGTTAGCATCAGTAAACTGATCACTAACCATATGCATTGCGGAGATATTTTTAAGCGCATTAGAGGTATTTAATACCTCAGTTGCACCAACCGCAAAGCCACCAATAGATGAGAAATTTTCGGTTGCCATGTCTTTATGTTACCTTAGGTTATTTATACCTTGACCTTTGTAGTTGTGAACCTACCAGTGAAGGATGTGGACGAAGTTGCTGCGGAGGATTTGCTCAATGTAATTTGAACATTATTACCAACAACAGTTACAACTGCATCCACCAAGTCATTGGCGGAGACTATAGAGTTTGTAACTGTGAAATATGCAGTTGTTCCACCAGCAGCACAAACCGAGGTAACTTCAAGCATATGAACCTTACCATCATCACTCTCAACTGTAACCAGAGTTTTTGCTCCTTTGAAAGATGTCTTATCAAACTGAACGATGGTAGAAGATGCTCCAAAGGAAGAAAGTTGACCACCTTCCAGTCTACAGTCATCCAATTCCATGAACGTAGCAGTGCTATCAAATACAGTCAGATAGGATTCTGTTCCACCATTCCATCCACGGTTAATTCTCCATGCCGCTTCGGAACCAGATCCATCAAGACTTAAGAAGTTTTTATCTTGAAGTTCTGTATTGAATGTGGAAATAGATCCAGTTATGGAAAGAGTTGACTTTAAAGATTCAATCTCAGAAAGTTCTGCTTGTGGGTTTGAGAGAGATTGTACTGTAAATGTTACATCATTTGCAGGACTTGCTCCACCAAGGAGATTACCAGCAATAGTAATCAGTTCATTACTTTCGTATTGAGAACCAGGAGTAACGATCGTAACAGATGAAACTGATCCCGCCCCATCAATCGTTACAGTAAATGTAGCTCCAATTCCATTAAACTGAGAACTGGATGCAACGCCAGCAAAACTTCCACTTGGAGTATACGCTGCAGCAGTAGATGTAACTGGAGAGATAGCAGAAACTCCACCCAAAATTGGTACAGATTTTAATACCAACCCATTGCTAATCTCTACATCTTTTTTCTGTCTTACTTTAAGAACAGATGATCCATTATATTGAACATCTAACGCATCAGCTCCAGCAGCAAGTCCATTTAATACTAATACCTCAGATACATCAAAAGTTGTTGCAGTATAGAGTTTGAACTTATCCTGTGTAATATCAAGACTATTGACACCTTGATTATAGAAGAAGAATGTATCTTCATTGCTACCAGGAGAAAGTTCTGTAAGAATGTAAGTGTCTTGGTTTACGTCACGTACACCACCCAGGGAAACAAAGTCAGTTCCGTTATATCCTTCAAATTGCTGCTGCTCAGAGTTAAATCTGATACCACCAGTCTGACGATCTCCTGTAGGTGGTCTTTGGTTTGTGTTACCAGAAGGAACAACAAACATTGCGGTAGAATCTACCTTTACGTTTTTGCCAGATTGAGGTTTAATTACAATACCTGCACCTTCGATATCGGTAACTAAAATGGTCTTACCAGATCCTGATCCGATAGTCGCTGTGTCAAGCGTAATTGTTTCCCCCTCAGCATAACCAGATCCACCAGCATTAATTGTAATTGTAGTGATGTCACCACCAGCAACAGTAACATCAAATGTTGCACCCGTGCCACTTCCGCTGGAAGTAGAGGTCACTGCAGTATATGTGTTATCTGTATATCCAGTAGCAGTTCCAGTTGCAGAAATTGTTGTAATTTCACCAAAGGATGTAGTGGCAAGAGATCCTGTGTTGCTGATGATATTATCTTCTAGTTTTAAATTACCATTTACCTCCAAGAAACCAGATACTGTAGTGTCTCCAGTTTCGGAATTAATATTGAATTTTTCGGTAGAACCATCAGTTACCGAGAAACCCTTATCAACTCCACCACTTACAACAACATCAGCAGTTCCTTTAGGAGTAAATGTGATATTTACATCAGTATCAGTTCCAACTGCTTCAATTGAAGCGTTATTATTGATTTGGAGTTGCGTTGCTGCAGCACCAATAGTTAGAGTTTCTCCAGTTGCACTTACCTTTAAGAAAGGAACTAATTCTGTAAGATTTTGATCAACTACAAAATCTGTAGAAATATTAAATCCAGATGCACTAATGCTTCCACGTTGAGTTCCAGAAATACTCAATCCAATACTATCTGCAGATTCTCTGTATAAACCAGTTGTAGTTGAGTTTTGGAATGCTAATGATGGAGATACGGCAGATCCATCCAGAAGATTAACTGAACTAGAGTTCAGTGTATTTGATATCCCCGATGTAGTTAAATTTGCAATGCTTGCGGAAGTAAATACACTTAAACTAGACCCAGACAAAGCTCCTGAAGAAGATACATTTCCACTTGCAGTAAGTGATGCAGAGCTAATAGAACCTGTGGTCGTTATTGACCCTATACCGAGATTAGTATTTCCGTCCTTATCAATAGACCAATTTTGAGATACTAGAGATCCATCATATTTAAGTTCTGCAGGAACAATAGCAGTATTAGTTCCAACACTAATATCAATTGCAGTTCCTGTAGTTGTAAGTTGACCTTGGGGATCAAGGATTGTTAATGTTTTTCCTACAAAATAACCAAATCCAGCGTCATTAATACTTACACTATCAAGATAACCTATTTTTGTAACCGTGAACTGGAATCCACTTCCAAGACCAGCTCCATCAAAAGCTGGTGCAACACTAAGCACATCATTAACTGCGTATGGACCACCAATACTGGAAATATTCGTAACTTCCGAAATAGAAGTATCATATGCAGTAACTGTAAATTCTACCCCCGATCCATTACCTCCACCAATGTCTGCTGTATCTACTGTTAATACATCAGTTGCTTTATATCCAATTCCCTGAGAGTTGAAAGTCCAAGAAGATACAACTCCAGAAGCATCAATTACAATATCTACTGTTGCACCAGTACCATAAACTCCTGGACTACTAGTTCCATTTGATATTGAGAAGTTATTTCCTGTTGTCCCGACGTTACCATAACTAATAATATCAGACACTGTATGGGTATTTCTGATTATAAGATATCCTTTTGCCCCAGATTCACCTGCATTTCCTACTGTAGTATACTCAAAAGAACCAGATCCAGAAACAATAAATGGATATCCAGAATTACTACTATCAGATAAATCGAATGTGTAGCTATTGTGGGTCAGTAAAGATTGTTCTGGAGTTTCTACACCATTAAGAAAATATACAACATAGTCTGAAGGGTCACCAAGAATTGTTGCCGTTGTAGATCCTTGAGTTAAAGTTTCTGCATTAGCAAAAGTTCCACCACTTACGGAAGCAAATCTCGCAAAGTTGGATCCAACAAATGTTGCTGTTCCACTGGCACCACCAGAAGAAGTTATAGTACCACCACCAGTTGTAAATGTTCCTCCACTATAAGCAGAAACTGTAATCGTCCCTCCCATAGCTTGATGGTTTGCACAAACATAGTAATATGTTCCAGGAGCAACATCGCTCAAATTCCAAACAATTGTACCGATCTCAGTTCCATTATTAGAAATACCAGTGGTGACTACATCACCAGAACTATACGCTCCAGATACAGTTTGAATCCAGAATGGGTGTCCAGATGCATTAACATTGAAAGTTAGAATATCACCAACTTCTGCTGTAATAGAAATGTCGCTACCCGATGGTGTTCCAGTCGCAGAAACTCTAGTAAAATCGTAATTTGTGTTAGCACCATCATCAACAATACTCCACTCATAGTCATCCAGATCATCATATCTAAATGATACTTGAGTTCTTGATGCTGTTGTTACAGCAATTGTTGATGTTGGATTATTCCTTACGGGGACATTTGTAAAGGTATTTTCTGCATATCCAGATCCAGCTACTAATGTTCCAATCAATCCAGGAACAACAAATGTTGCTGTTGCTGGAGTTGTAACTCCAGATCCAGTGAAAGGAATAGAAGAATATGTTCCTGGAGCATATCCACTACCATTTTGAGTGATGTTTCCACCAATGGAGGGAATATTGATAGATGCGGTAGCACCAGAACCCTCCCCTCCTGCAAAGGTAAGGGTCGGAGTGCTTACATAACCAGAACCAACATCAGTAACAGTTAAAGTCTCTACTAAACCAGATTTTTTGCCGATTGTTGCTTCTAAAACGGCGGGAGTTATTGGAGATCCGCCAGTTAAAACTACAGTTGGATCAATAGAATACCCTCGTCCAGGAGTAAGGATCGTAGCAGATGCAATACCAAATCCAATGACTGCTGTTGCAGCACCTCCAGATCCAAATGTATCTCCCACATCATTTGTGATGGTTATAGAAGGAGCAGCAGTATATCCCGATCCAGCATCATTAATTGTAATAGTGTTAAGTCTAAAACCAGCAGATGTTTCTAATGCAGCATCAACACCAGTAGAATCTGTAACGGTAACACCTGGGGGTGCAGAATAACCAAAACCTGGCTCGGTGATTGTAACTCCAGTGATTACTCCAGCAGTTAAAGTTGCTGTAGCAGTAGCGGTCAATCCAGTAATGGTATGAGATTCTGAAGTAGATACTGATAATAGATTAATCGCTGCTCCGCCCTGAGTTGTTGAAAGTTGTACAGTATCTTCGTCAACAGTAACAATATAATATGTTGTTGCATCAACAAGACCAATATTTTGAGATCCACTATTAGTGGAGTATACTACTCTATCATTGACTTGGAATGGATTATTTGTAATTGTCAGATAGTCTGTTACTGCATTTACATTTGCTACAGTATCAATAGTATATGGAGTTGGGGAATCTAATGTAAGAGTTGGGGAAGTATATCCAGTTCCACCGTTATTGATCCTAATTTCTACGACACGCCCAGTTCCAGATTTTAACTCTGTAATAGCTGTTGCTTGGGTTCCTTGCGGATCATTGGGAGCTCCAATGTCAACAGTGGGGACAAGTATATAAGATGAACCTGTGTTTGTATATGTAATATTATTAAGTGATCCAGAAGTCGCTAAGGTTACTGAACCAGTAGCTACGTTTGGTGGAGTAGTTACTAAATCGAAAGTTCCGTTAAGTGGATCATATTGAGATCCTTCGTCATCGATACTAACAGTAGTAAGTCCTAAACTAAATACTGAAATATTTTTGTTAGTAAACAGACCATAACTTCCAAATCCAGCTTGCTCATTCCCATCAACAGAGAATGACAATCCACCAGTTATTTGACTGTCGATGGATACAATCTTAGAATTGTCAAAGTAAAGTTCTTCTGGAATGATTGTTTGTGCATTCAGAAGGATGTCTTCGTTTGCGGAAGGATCGACAATTACATTACCAGAAGTAGAACTTAAAGTGTTACCAGAAAGTCTGAGGTTTCCAGTTTCTACGAATGCTGGGAAGATTCTAGTAGTACCCGTAGCATCGGTCAGGGTAATGTTTGCTGCTTCCTGAGCAGTGCTAGTAGACTGGAACTGAACGTTACCAGTTTGCTGGTCAACTACGAATGCATCACCAATACGGAAGTCGCCCTTCTCGTTTGTTGCAGAGTAGAAGATACGACCACCATTCAGTTCGGTGACTTCGTTTGCAGGAACTGCAAGGTCTGGGTCGTTTGTAAAGTCTGCACCCGAACCAATGTATGCGAAGTTATGTGCAGTCAGGAGCAGTTTGACACCAGCACCATCGGCAACAGCACCCTTAGTACCGTAGACGTTTGCAGAAGAGATCGAACGCAACTCAGCACCAAACTGAGCATAGTCAGCAGTAAGTAAGGATGTTGCAGAATCTCCACCACTGGAACGAATATCTCTTACGCCCTTCCCACTATCAGTAATTGTTGTTGATCCATCAGTTCCATCAAAGTGGAGAAGAAGAACTGTATTGAGGTCTGTAGTAAATGCTGCGGTTGGTGCAGTAAATGTTCCAGTGTATCTTGCTGTTGCCTTGGATACACGGATTTCATCAATGTGACCAGAAAATTCATTAGTGCCAGCATATTCACCGCCAACCCCAAGAGGTTTGGTTGAACCATAATCATTGGAATCTGAATATGTACCAAGTTCAGTTCCATCTAAGAATAACTTGGTTGTGCCACCAAAGCGAGCAACAGCGACGTGATACCAAGTGTTAGTGGCAAGAGTTCCACCGCTAATCTGAGAAGTGTTACCTACTGCGAAGTGCAGTGTAGTGCCATCAAGATAAAGAGTTGGTGCGGTATCACTTGCGGAAGCGTCTCTGAAATCTAAGAAATATTGAGTTCCAGTTACAGATGCTGGACGAATAAAACATTCTGCTGCCCAGTTTGTAGTACCAAATCCAAAGTCTTCGTCTGTTGGGAAGCTGAGGTGGTCAGTAATACCGTCAAGTAACAGAGACGCAGTACCAAACTTAGATTGTGCTGTATCTAACTGTGCGTCACCAGCAATAACTCCAACCTTTCCAGTTGGAACACCGACCGTAAATTCTCCAACACCCTTACCATTGATCAGCAGATATGTACCATCGTTAGTCGTGATGGTGCCATATGCATCTGCTTTTTTATATGTTACGTTACCGCTGGTTGTACCAGAAGCAGTATCCGTAAGATCAAACGTATTTGTTGCTACGTTAGCAATAGTATAGAATCCATCTGTTCCACCGCCGCTGGTAAAATCTGCATAAACTACATCACCATTCTGCAGACCATGAGCATTTCTGGTGATTGTAACGGTAGTTGCAGTTCTAGAATATGTACCAGACTGGAAGTTATCTTCCAATTGATAGATTACTTCTGCGGCGGAGAAGGTTCCAGATACGCCTGCAAGCTTAAGACGGGTCTGACCTGCTCCAGCACGTCCAGTAGCGCCCTGTTCGCCCTTAATGCCTTCTGCAGCGAAGTATACAAAGGAGTTTAACCACTCAACACGAACACCGTTGGTGACCAGCAGACCTACCGAGTTTGGAACGATGAAAGTTACTTCATTGAAGAGAATTGCTGCTTCAATGCTGTTGGATGAGAACTGAGCACCATCGAGTTTTGCACCTCTACCTGCATCACCCTGAGCGAAACCATATGGGTCGGATGCAGAAGTTACACTACCTTTAGTGATGACACTAACTCTCTCGACGTAAGGACTTCTGTCAGAATCAAGACTGGAAGCACAGACGAAACCGTAACCTGTGTCGTTACCAGAATTGTAGAAGAAATCTTTTACTGTCAAATCGGAGACATGACAATCCCCTTGAAGAATGAATGCGTTGAGATCGTTAGTAGATGGACTTGGAGTAATCTGGGTAGATCTTAAGTTAGCACCACGGACAGTAACCCCATCAGGAACCGTTAATGGGAATGTCTCTTGATATGTACCAGCAGCAATATTAACAGTATCTCCAGAAGTAGCTACACTGAGAGCTTTAGCAACCGTTAGGAATGGAGTGTCTGGATGTTTTCCGTTTGCTCCTCCACTTCCTAACGTATTTACGTTTGAACCTGTACTTGCAACATAATACGTGTTGCCAGGTCCATTCGTGATGTCTGTAGCAAGCATAGAAGATGTAACCTCACCCGTGTTGGGTTTTTGGTTAGCAACCTCTACGATTGTACCTGCGTTATTTACGTATAATTTTCGATCAGCAATATTAAGAGCGACTTCACCATCAGTAAGGTTAGAAGTCGTCGGGACGACTGTCGCCGTCGTCGATCTCTTGAGCTTGATTCTGGTTGGTTCCGCTGCCATTTATAGCATTCTCAATAGTTTGGGTTTCTTTGATACTATTTAACTGACTTTGTAAATCGGAAATTTGAGCTTCCAGCATTACGTTTGTCAGGGTCAAATCAGAAATTTTTTTCTGTAATGTTGCAATAACAATTTGTACGTTCATAAGTTAAAAAAATCAGAAAACTCCACCGTCAATGGTGCTTGTCCAAACAGGAACACCAGCAGCGGTGACTGTGAGGATTTGGTAAGAAGTAGTTGCATCAGATCCCGTGCCAGGGCTTCCAATATTTGCTGCTCCTGTGACTTGAAGAGCACCACTAGAATTACCGTAAATAATACCATTAGTAGTAAATGTACTAACTCCAGTACCACCATATTGTACTGCAAGGTCAGTATCAAGTTCAAGATCGCCAAGAACTACAGTACCACGGTTACCGTTTACACCGAATACAGTGTTAGTGTCGGTTGCATCTTCGATGAAAGTCCAAGCACCAAGACCATCGGCACCACCAGTGCGATCGTAACCGAAGAAACCAAACTGACCATCATAGTGAACTTTGACACCACGATCAAGTGCGTCAGTACCAGCTCTAACGATTGTGATGGAATCTCCATCATCAATATCGGCAGTAATGGCATTATTTAAAGCGATTACGTTTCCGCCTGGGAAGCTAGAAACAGTTGTTCCAGCAGCGATACCCGTTCCACTAACAGCATCACCAACAGAAATATTGGCAATTGTATCAAGTGTCAGAGAGGTAGCACCAGTCAAAGCAGCTGCCTTTACGGTTCTAACTGCAGTTGGATCACCAAGTTCAATTGTTGGATCGTTAACCGACATGTTTGCCGAGTTAACAGTTGTGGTTGTACCATCAATTTGGAGGTCACCCTTGATGATGACCAGACCAGCAGCATCTCCACCAGCGGGGAAGGGGTCAATGATCATCTCAGTACCAGAAGTGGTAGAGAGGACATTGCCATCCATTCTCAGTTGGTCAAGGTTAAACTGACCAGTCTGGTTGATAGTGGCGTTGATTGTCTGCTGACTATTAAAGGTAACAGGACCATTGAAGACTGTTGTAGATTCAACTGTCAGAGAATCTCCAGTTGCATCACCAATGGTAGTATCACCTTCGACAAGGAGTGATCCTGCGGAAACTTGACCTGCAACACCGACACCACCAACAACGGTGAAAGCACCTGTGGTGGAGTTGGTGGAAGCTGTAGTGTCAGATAACTTGACTGCCACTCCATTGTCAAACTCCCAGTCTGCACCATCAACTCTTACTTTATCAAGAGTTGTTTCGTCGTAACGAATACCACCATCTTTGTCGCTACCGAAGTAGATACGCATGTCATCAGCGACACGCAGGTCGGGGGTTCCTGCTACACGCTTGATGTCTAATGCGCTGTCTGCATCAGTAAAGACAAACTCAACATCTCCAGATGTACCAAACTCAAGTTCTTGTCCATCTTCGATGACAAGTTTACCTACGCCATTGGCACGGAAGATAAGATCAGCATCAGTGGTGCTAGTAGTGATGACATTTGCATCAAGTTGAATGTCATCAACTTTCCAAAGATCGATCTTTGAATTGCTGTCCAGGATGGCAACGGAATCTGCGGTGAGAGTACCATGGACATGATCCATCATGTCCGTAAAGTATCTACCACCAACTACCTGGGCAGCACCATTGTTGTCACCGAGGAATAGACGGTCACCCTGGTTTGCCTGAGTACCAGTGCCACTTTGAGTTGCGGCTAATTCGCCGTATGTAATAGTACCTGGCGCTACTGTGCCCGTACTTCTTTTAATAAGGATGGATGACGCCATCAGAAGCTACCCCCGTTGATAGTGATGTTATTTAAAACGTTTGTTGGTACAAATTTGCTGTTCGCATTATCGTAGACAAGAACTGAACCGTCAGCAAGTCCACCTTGCGATACATCTGTAAGGTCGATATCAGTCAATCCACCAATCGATCCGCCGCCACCTCCAGTGGCAACTCTCGTTACTCTTGGGACTGATTGATCTCCAAATCTAAGTCTTGCCATTAGATTGTTACTCCCTCCAGAACGCTTACAGTTCCCTCTAACACTCTAGATTTAATACCAGATGTAGAAGTAATAACAACGTCATAAACATATCTGCCTGCCTTCATATTGGCAGTAACAGCATTCCCCAGAGATAGTTGAATTGCTCCAGCAGTTGCTGGAGATAAGACTGCTGCAGTTACTGTGGTAAAAGAAGAACTTGTGTAGTGCTTCTTAATTTTGCAAGCCACAGTATAATCACTCAGATTAAACGGAGTTCCATTATCGTTTTCAACAGTGAAATCGATATTGAAATCTGCGCCTTGGTAGATCAATAGGTTGGATACAGCAGAAGCCATTCTCTAAAGAATTCCTTATATTATTTAGCTCAACTCTATTTATCTCGTTCTTGAACTAAAGACTTTAACAGAGATTTTATCTCATCCAACTCTGCTTTTAATTCAGTCAGTTCTTGATCTTTTTCCTTTGCTTTGTCCCTAGCTCTGATATATGCATCATAACCAGTAGAATCTGTATTTACGATTGCATTAGAATTTGGATCTCTGCCGAGGGCGTTATGACCCTCGACAGGAATCAGTTCAATATCTTCATTCTTCATTATGCCAGTGCGATACCTCTGAAGTCCTTAACTCTTGGTATATATGGTTGCTGATAACCTACCAGAGAGATCTTGATCTGGAATGCATCAAACTCTTCTGCATCGTCAATCGAAAACTCATAATCTGTAAAGGTGAACAGATCATTTTGTGGATTGATTACTCCACTGTCTGGTCTACCATCGGTGTTGAAGAATGCAAAGTCAAGATCATCAAGACTTCCTGCATAACCAACAGGAACAAGTTTGTACATTACCTTGATGGTAGAACTTGTCCATGTGTTAGCAGCAAGCATTACCTTGAGACCGCTTGCGCTCTTATCAAGTCTAGCGACCTTAGTGATGTAGTTGGCAACACACTCTCCACCAATTTGCTCGGATGGAGTTGCATTGTTATAAACATTAGCAGTGGTAATAATCGCCGCCTTCTCCAAATCAACAACTGGAGAAAGGTGTGTTTTCTCTGAATTGAAATCAAGTTCCATTGTGAAGGACTTGACACTATTCATTCTGTTGACTTCATTGATTTGAGATGCAATCAGCTTAGTTGCTGGGAAGTAGTTCTCTTCGCCAAGTGTAATATCGCTATAGGTTGTGTCCTTAACAAAGGAAGTTTCTGCAGTAACTCCCTGTGGGAATGGTCCACAAGATGTTCCACTGGTTCCAAGAACTCTAGCGACAATCTCAGTATCTGGTTGTACTTGAGATTGAATCTGTGGGGTGAGAACATCCCAAGGAACGTTCTGAGAGATAGTGATAGCACCACCACCAGCATTGATGGTCTTACCTGCATCAAAATTATTGATCTTCAGGTTGTAACTATGTGGGCTGTTGCGGGTAATAATTCCACCAGTTGTAGAACTGTGAGTGGTGTTGATCAGTGTCAGTGGAATACCTGCGACGTTGTAGCATTGGACTACAGCATTGTCTGCATGAACTTTACCAGTTGCAGATCCACCACCATCAACATAATTTCTACCAGTTACAGTAGATGCACCGTGACCGAGAATATCAATTACGTTGCCGTTAATTGCTTCATATGCAATCAATTCATCTCCACTTCCATCTTCTGCTGTACCAAGAACTCTTAAGAATCCTGGGTTAGAACTACTTACTGCAGATCCACCAATAGTTGTGTGGAAGTTAGATGCATCGTCAACCGTGATCTGACTTCCAGTAGAAGTCAATCCAGATCCCATGTTGATTGCAGTATCCTGTACCTCAGAAATAACGCCGCTAACCTCAAGGTAATTCAATGCGGACTGCATACCATGGTTGCTGTGGAAAACCCTGATCTCGTCGCTTCCAGAGGTGAATTGCATCGCATTTGGAGCGAGGTTGATGTATCCACCATTACCTTCACCAAGTTGTGCATTCTCAAGAACCAATCTGGAAGGAGCAGATGTTGTTGGGATTGTAAATTCTGCTCTGTAGATCTTAAACATAAGATCTTCAAACTGAGAAGGTGTCCAAGTAGAAGCGTTCTGGGATTTGAACAGAACACCAATATATGGTTGCTCAGAGATCTTCTCTCCAACGTGAGCAGCATCAATAGCATCATTTCCAAGGATAGAAATGAATACCTTATACTGATCAGAATCGGATGTCAGAACAATAGCATGTTCTTGTCTGAATGGGAGGAAGAGTGGTGCTTCAAATGTGAAGGTTGTTGGTTTAGAAGCATCCTCGGAAGTAAATACATCTTCAGGTTGCTTAATAACCTTAGACATTGGCAGAACTCTTTGTGTTGGAGTTCCATTCTCCACAGTTCTAATATCCATAGCAACTGGAATTTCATCATCCTTCTGATAGAAGAAGATGTCAATCTTGGTTAAGAATACACCACCCTCTAAGGAAGAATCTTCGACCAAGAAGGTTTGTGCAAGAGGATCGACAAATCTTGTCTCTTCTCTACTGGAACTGGAGCTGCTAGTCAGTGTTCTGTTCTGAACCAGATCCTCAGATGTAATCTTAGCATTTCGGACAGAAATAATAGTCTCTTGAGTTGTTTGGAGAATACCCGATGCCGTGAACTCTGCTTCAGCGTTGGAATCAGAGACACCAATTACCTTACTGTCTGTAGCGTCATCAGTCAGTCTAAACAATCTAGAACCAGTCTTAAACTTCTTATTATCGCCTGTTGGGGATGGGATGAAGAATGATCCCGTAAGATTGCCCTTCTGATCACTGACCAAATCTTTATTGCTTACTTTCGCAATTGCACCCGAAGTTTCTCCGACAAGATAGTCATTGATCTTTGGAGATCCGTAGTAACTTCCTTTTGCTTGGTCCGCAAGAGAATGAGTGTCTACGTTAATGAAAGCGAGGTTTGCAGTGTAATCATTTACAGTGCTGATGTCATCTCCAGTGATTGGGTTGATCGAGAACCCTGCATTTGGAGCAGAAACTTTTGCCTTAAATCTGAACTTGCCCTGGGCATTCTTGACATATACAGTTTCACCAATCTGGAATGGGATGCTATTGGTCTTACTGTCTGTAGATGGATTCTTGACCAATCCCATAACCTTTGGAGTAATCAACTCTTTAGGCAGTGCAATACCATCAAAGAAACCGAAGAACTTGGTTCTTGGTTTTACTTTCTGTACAGCAAACTCAATGTTTCTTGAGCGCATGAATTGAATGTTCTCAACAGAAACAACTCTGTTACCAAGAGATTGTTGCTCAATGACAGGAGTAACTCTATAACGAATACCAGTTCTAGTTTGCTTCGTTGTTGTAGTAGTTGTGGTTGTGATAGTTCTGCTTTCTCTACGACCACCACCTTTTCCACCTCCACCAGATCCTCTCCATCCACCAACACTGGTGCTGGTGCTGGTTCCAGTCCAAGTGGTTTTCCAAGCATTCCATTGAATTGGAGCAAATCCATTCTGGTCTGCATTGTATTCTCTAACTGTTGTCAGGAAGTTGCCCTCAACAGTTGGACCTTTCAGAGGACTTAGGGACTTAGTATCAACCCAATTATCAGATTCTGGGTAGAGTTTGATGTCACCAACATATGTGAATACATTGAATGGGTTGACATTTTCTACACCAGATGCATATGGTTGATCAAGTAGAAGTGCATCAGTATATGGAAGAGTTACAATATCTCCGTTGACTTTTACATTCTGAGAGGAAGTTGCATAAGTCAAAGGAACTTGAGTTGTATAGTGAGATGGTCTCAGTTGACCCTCTTCAAAATCAACAGAAACTCTGTAATCTGGATGCAGAGTATCACTGGTAGAAAGGCTTGCAAAGTTATCTACAATGAAACCATTCTTAAATCTGTTCAGACCGCTAGTGTCAGTGATCTGCATACTAGCAGTTTCACTCTCAAGTAAAGAAAGTTGAGTATAATACTCAAGAGTTTTAATTCTATCTTCAAGAGTTTGGATATCTCTGAAGGTATATCTCTTATAGTTTGTCTCTTTGATGGTGATGTCCTTCTCAACATCAAAGACATATGGTTTGTAAGTCAGAGTTGCCAACAGCATGGCATCTTCAATACCCTCTGGTTCTGTTGGGTTTGCTGCAGAAGCACCTTTTACAACCAAGATCTTATTATCTTTGTTGATGTATACCTTATCAACTCTACCGAGGTAGTATTCAAGACTTAAGATTGTAGTTCCACTCTGACCAGGGAGACCAACTTGGTTGCCTGTAAATGCTCGACTTCCAAAGTCAAACATATTTGTGACGCTTAATGTATATGGAGAAGTTCTGGTGCCAGAACCAGACAGTCTCTCCACAACCATTGGTCTAAAGTCGAGAACGTCTCTCAACTGAGTTCCAGCATATTCTGGAATAATTTTATAGTCTTCAGATGGATAAGAATCTACAGAATAGAAACCAGTTCCAGAAGTGGTTAAAAATCTATCAAAGATAACTAAAATTCTGTGAGTTGGTGCAGAATATCCAGACTTTCTTACAAGTCTAGAATAATCATAGAATTGATCTCTCTGTCCGTTATCGAGATCGTAGTTATCTGTAATGTCTTTACCACCAGAGATGATAGACCCAGTAACAATCTTGAATGTTGCTGCTGGTGCAGTAACATTTTCCCCATCACTGAATACGTCCCCATCAATTGGAAGGAAGTATACGAAGTTACTATCTGTGGATACTACTCTTGCTCTAGATCCAGAAGTGTCTCCAATAATAACATCATCGATGGAGATAGTTCCAACTAGGTTAGTATACTGGAACCTAGGAAGAACAGGATCACTAGCATCGGTAGATTCGATGATTGCCTTGATCTTGAATACGTCTCCACAACCAAGAGAGATTGTAGCGTCTTCTACACGATATCCATAGTCTGCTGTACTTTGTGTCAGACCATTAGAAGAACTTCCTGTAGTTTTGTCAATCTTGAGGATCTTCATCCTCTCGGTTGTCTTGGCTTTAGCAGATCTATCGCTCTTGTAAACTGTAGCGATAACATCTACAGTGGTAACACCAGTATTAAGTCCAGAGACTGTAACTGAAGACTGAGCCCCAGTAGCACTTACCGTGAAATCAGTTCCCTCTTCAAGGATATCTCCATCACCTGTTCCTGCAGTAACAATAACTTTAAAGTCATCACCATCACCAGGATCTCTAAATTGTAATCCAGTTCCTGCATTGATAGAGAAAGTTCCACCAGAGACACTCTGTCCCGTATAACTTTGTCTGAAGTATCCAGCGGGATTGACAGTATTGTTCTTATTTGTATTCTTGATTGCTTCGTAACCGAGAGACGTGATAAGTCTTCTCTTGGTTGTTTCTTTGATCTCTGGACGAGTTCTAGTAATATTTCCAGTGATCGCACCATTAGCAAGGGTTGTTGATCCTAAACGTGTAATAGTAAAGACATAGTTGCTAGTAATAGCTGTAACTTTTGCTCTATGACTTTCGTTGTTGTTTGAGAACTCTACAATATCATTTACTCTCAACTGAGAAACATAGTTGGAGAGAGTTGCAGTTACGGTAGCATTTCCTGCAGAATGTCCAGAAATGATAGGACCAGAACCAGGGAGAGATACTCTGACATCAAGGAGAATATCAGATGTAAATCCACCGCTATTTGTAATCGACTTTACATCACCAAAACTATATTGATAGACGCCATTAGATGCAACAGTTGCAAAGGAAGTTACTGCATTTTGATTGAGAGTTTCTCCAGCAACAAAGGTTCCAGTTGTGCCGTATAAGTAACCAACAGTACCAGAACCAGAAGCAACATATCCAGTTGCTCCAGAAGATGCACCAACAAGATAGTCACCACTGTTCCAAGTCACAGATCCAGTGGTTGTGATTTTGGTATAAATTTGAGTATCTGCAATATTCAGTCTATAGACTGTATCTGCAGAGTTCTTTGTTCCAGATTCATAATCAAAGTTCAGAACTCTCGCTTTACCAATAACAGTTCCATTTGGAGTTCCTGGAGTTGTATTGGTCTCATCTCTGAGGTCAATAGTGGAGTAAATCGAAGGTGCCTGATGAGTATTTGTCATCAGAACATA